AACTCGTTGATAATCAACGCAATCTAATATAATCTGGAGATCTATGTTACAAAAGATAGGGTTTCAACCTGGTATAAACAAACAAATTACAGCTACAGCTGCAGAGGGTCAGTGGATAGATTGTGATAATGTTCGTTTTAGATATTCTACACCTGAAAAAATAGGTGGTTGGAAACAACTAGGAGCTGACAATATAACAGGTGCAGCTAGAGCACTACATCAATTTACTAATAGTCAAGGTAGAAAGTATTCTATTATAGGAACAAATAGACTTTTATATGCTTATTCTGGTGGTGTGTTTTATGACATACATCCAATTAACACTACAACGACTCTTACAAACGCTTTTACAACAATTAACGGCTCAACAGAAGTAACTATAAATTTTTCTGGTGATCACGGTATTCAAGCAGGCGATATAGTTTTATTAGATAATTTTACAACAATTACAAATTCAAACTTTAGTGCATCTGATTTTGATGACATAAGGTTTATGGCAACTACAGTGCCATCGTCAAATAAAATTACAATTACAATGCCTTCGGCAGAAACAGGAACTGGTGCTTCTTCTGCATCAGGAGGTATTAGAGTTAAACATTATTATCATGTAGGTACTGACGTACAGGAAGAAGGTGACGGATGGTCTTTAGGATCTTGGGGTGGAGTAGAAGTAGGAGCTTTTACTACAGTCTTATCTGCTGATATAAATAGTTCTACAACAACTGTAACATTAAATGATACTTCTCAGTTTCCATCATCGGGTACAAGTTTTGTTTTAATAGGCACAGAAGAAATATCATACACAGGAATATCTGGAAACACTTTAACCGGTGTTACAAGAGGTGTAAGAAACACAACTGCAGCATCACACTCAGCTGGAGCAACGGTTACAAATACATCTAACTACGTAGCATGGAATAAACAAGCATCCGGAGATTTAACCGTAGACCCTGGTATGTGGTCTATTGATAACTTTGGTGACAAAGCTATTTGTTTAATTATTGATGGTGAAGTATTTGAATGGGATTCAGTGGCTACTAATGCTACATCAAATAGAGCAACTATTATTTCAGGTGCACCTACAGCATCAAGACACATGTTAGTATCAACACCAGATAGACACTTAGTGTTTTATGGAACAGAAACAACTATTGGTACAAAGTCTACACAAGACAATATGTTTATTAGATTCTCGGATCAAGAAGATATTAATACTTATACACCTACAGCAACCAATACAGCTGGTACACAGAGACTGGCCGACGGATCACGGATCATGGGAGCTATTAGAGGTAGAGATGCAATCTATGTATATACAGATACAGCTTTGTTCTTACAAAGATTTGTTGGTCAACCTTTTACATTTGCTTTCGTACAAGCAGGAACTAACTGTGGACTAGCAGGTAAGAATGCGGTCGTTGAAGTAGATGGTGCAGCATATTGGTTTTCAGAAAATGGTTTCTTTAGATACGCTGGTGCACTTGAAACATTACCATGTTTAGTAGAAGACTTTGTATACGATGACATAAACTTGGACCACGGTAATCAAATGATTACAGCAGGACTCAATAATTTGTTTGGTGAGATTATGTGGTTCTATCCAACAGCCAACTCTGCTGTTGTTAATAAAATGGTTTGTTATAATTATCAAGACTCATCATCAAGCAGACCTATATGGACAGTAGGTTCTTTAGCTAGAACATCTTGGGCAGACTCTGCTGTATTTGGTAATCCACATGCATTAGAGTATGATGCTGATGGTGCTGAAGGAGCAACTTCATCTACATATGTGCAAGGTAATACAGATGGTATATCAACATACTATCAACACGAAACAGGAACAGACCAAGTTAAAGGCGGTTCAGTTACAGCGATTACAGCTAATATTACATCCGGAGACTTTGATATTACACAAAGAGTTATTAGAGGTGCACAAACTAACATGGCAGATCTTAGAGGAGACGGAGAATTTTTAATGAAGGTAAGAAGATTTATACCAGACTTTGTATCTCAAACAGGATCTACTAGAGTAACATTAAACTTAAAAAACTTTCCTAATGATACAGCTGCAAGCTCATCACTTGGACCTTTTGATATTACATCAAGCACACAAAAGGTAGATACACGAGCAAGGGCTAGAGCTATTGCTCTTAAGGTAGAGAATACCAGCACTAGTCAAGACTGGAAGTTAGGTACATTTAGATTAGACATACAAGCAGACGGTAGAAGATAATGGCAAAGATAGTACAAGTATTAACAAGACCCAGTGAAGAGTATAAGCAATCTGTAGCTGATGCACAGGTTAGGGATCTTGACGGTGTAATACAAAAATTAAATACAACGTATCAACAAGAATTAAAGGATGAAGTAGAGGCACAAAACTTCTTTATTAATTAATGGCAAATAGTTTTATAAACGCAAAAGTAGACTTAACAACAACGAATCTTACAACACTATATACAGTGCCGTCATTTAAAACGTCTGTGATAAAATCAATTTTAGTATCAGAAGACTATGGATCAGGGGCTAATATAACAGTGACGTTAGTGGACGCATCGTCAAACATATTTAGTTTATTTAAAACAAAAGCCATAGCTTCAAATGCTACAACAGAGCTGTTAACACAACCTCTTGTTATGGAGGCAGGTGAGGCTTTAAAAGTCCAAGCTAGCGATGCAAACGAACTACATGTGATAGCTTCCATATTAGAAATAGAACCAAGAGAGGTAACAACGTAATGCAAACATTAAAACCAGAAAAGATAATAACAACAATATCTAACTTAAAAACAGGTGAGGTATATGAGTCAGAAGAGGACTGGAAAGCAAAAGGCGTACCAGAAGCAGAGATTAGAAGAGATATTAAAGTAATAATGCCTTCGCTTGATTTACTAGGAAAACTAAAGTAGTGTGAAAAAATGTCAATAATTAGATCAAATATAGCCAGACAGTTACTAGCCGAAGGCGGAGCACCTAGGAAAGGTTACCGTACAGGCGGTGATATCGAAGACGATGTAGCTCAAATGGAAGCTAGTATGGGTATCAGTGGTGGACCTAGTCCAAGTGAATACTCTAGCATGGATAATGAGAGTCAAAGAGAAGTAGATCAAGCTAGATTTGATGCTGGATACAGAACTCCTGATTTTACTAATCTGGGTGTATCTGATAATGCTGCAGATAGAGGTTTCTTTGGAAGAACTATTGATGCTCTTGGTTCTGGATTACAAAACAAAAGAGGACAAAACATATTTAATTTTTTAGGTAGATCTACTGCACCAACGTTAAGAGGTCAATTAGGTTTTGGAAAAAAAGGAGATATAAATTATGTGTTGGATGTTTTAAACAACCCAGACGATAGAACATATGGTTTATCAAATAAGGAAAGAGAAATAGGAGAAAAACTTATTGCTGCAGGTATAGTAGATGAATTTGATATTAGAAACATGACGCAATCAAAGTTTGATGAATTATTTCCAGGACCACAAACAGGTGAAGGTGGAGACAGCGAACCTATAAAAAAATTAAAAGCACCTATAACAGAAAAAAAAGAAGAAGAATCAAAAGGTGAGTTTGATGACATCTTACAATTCTACGGTTCAAAGTTTGCAGAAGGTGGATCACCTGGTAACACAACTTCACAAAGAGTTTTACCAAGAGCGGATGGTAGACGTCCTGGTTACTACGGTTCTGATGCAGGTTTTGGTGACGATGATTATAAAGATGAATCAGCTTCTTTTGATGCTGGATCTGGTAGTGGTGGAAGCGATGCAGATTTTGCAGCTGCAAGAGATGCAATAATGGGACCATCAACTTACACAGATGATAGAGGTAATACTATCGATGTTTCAAGTTTACAAAAACAAGGTTATGGTAGATTGAATATAGCAGATTTATTAGGACCATTAAGTCAAAAATACGGTATAGGTGTTAACACACCTTCAATAGATGTATTAGGTCCATTAGGAAATATAGATACAGACAAAGAACAAAAAGGAAAAGAAGGAAAAGAAATAGGATTGGATTTTATTTTTACACCTAATGCACCAAAAGCCATAAAAGAGTTTACCGGAACTGCACCACTTAATGAACTTGGTGGATTAACTAGACAAGAGTATCAACAACAACTATTAAATAATATGGCAGACGGTGGACCAATTAGACAAGCATATGGTTTAGGTAGCATAGTTAAAAAAGTTACAGGCGCTGTTAAGAAAGTTGTTAAATCAGATGTAGGTAAAGCTGCCCTAATAGGTGCAGCTGCATTTGGTATACCAGGAACACAGATGGGTGGTTTATTTGGAAGAGCTTCTTTTGG